GCTTCGGCTTCCGCCTGTTTGCGGTGCGACTCAGCGCAGAGACTGTGCGCCTGGTGGTGCAGAGCCTCGTCGCTTAAATCCGCAGTCGGGTCGGTAGCAGGAGCGCCAGACGCAGGTTGATTTGTGACTGGGTCCATAACTTCCTCCATTTTGTTTAATTTAAGGCTCGTGCCGAGCTTATCGACAATCCGCCTGACTTCCTCCGAGCCTGGTGCGCCAGCTTTCGACAGCGCCCCGACTTGGTCCTTCAGCGTCTGGAAAATCTTGGCCGTGTCACCGTCGGCCTCGGTTTGATTGCTTCGTCCCGCCTTGCTCAGGGCCACGGCGACGGCCTGGTCCTGGTCAACCCCGGCGTGCATCATGGCGCTGATGTTCGCCGATATCGTCTTGTTGTCGGAGCCGGGGATAAGTTTTTCCATGGATTCCATCTTCATGGATTCCGCCAGGTCCTCGCCGAATAGGGTCTTGATTTCGCCCTTCTCGCTTTCCGACAGGATGGCCGTGAACTCCCCGTTCCTGGCGGGCCAGGTCACGAAGTCGCAGCTCCGGACGTCGGCAAAGCGGAACACCTGCTTCCAGGTTTCGCCCTGGTACTGCATCGGCTTGGCGTCCCCGGAGGCGTGGATGGAAACCCCGAAGATGTTCCGGCCCGGGTATTTTTTTGCGTACTCGATGGCACCCTTGATCCGGTTCCAGTATTTGTCCTGCTCGGCGCCGTCCAGGATGTTCAGGGTTCCGGTCAGCTTTTCGCCTTCAACCGTGACGTCAGTCCAGTACCCGATTTCCTGCTCAATCCGCCGCTCGGGCTGGATCTGCTTGTCGAGGGCGCTGAGGTGGTTGGCGAAGCAGCGCGCGCCCTCAAAGAAGGCGGGCCCGGTGGAAATGCACTCCTGGGTGTAAAAGGCTTTGTCGGTTTTATTGCCGGGGCCAACGGCGATGATGGTGGCCCTGACCCGGCGTTGGGTCTGGCCGGTGGCGGGTGCGCCTTGGGAAACAACGGCCTCACGTAGGGAGACCCGTTCGTATTGAGGCTTTACCTTTTGAAGTTCCAGCGTGTCAGGCATCGTTCCTCCCAGAAATAAAAAAAGCGGCCGCCAGGTCCTGAACCTGACGAGCCGCCTTCTGGGCGAATCCCCCGCTATGCGGGGTTAAGGTTTCCCTTCACGCGTCCACTGCTTGAGGTCTTAAATATATCCCCCCACAATATCCGGTGTCAATCTTTTAGCTCTATACGGCTTTCGGGCTCAAACTCCACGGTGGGCGGGAACTCCCCAGTCATAACGATTTTCTCAAGTTTTCCGCCTTTCCATAGGGCCGTGACCTGTCCACAGCCGCCCATGGCCGTCAGGGCTTTCATCCGTTGGTTTTGCTTCTTGATGTCCCGGAACTCATCGGGTGACAGGTCCACTATTTCCTCCCGATCTTGAAAGCCACGTCGTAGGGTTCCTTGGCCGCTGTCGGCCCGGTGATTTTGATGTGCTTCACGGGGATGCCTGCCCGCTCTCCCCACTTCTGGATTCCCGTTACCATGACCACCACCTTTCGGGTGATGTCCGGCAGGCGCATAGCGGTCTTGAAAAGCTCAGGCTTGTTCTGGATTAACTCCCCGAGATCCTTGGCCATTACAAGAGCCTCCGGGCGTCAGGCTTGGGAATGATCCGCAAAAGAAGGGTGCCGTCCCGGGTGATTCCGCTGTCCGGTGAAAACATCACGTCGGTTGAGAAGTATCCCATCTCGTGCGCCCGCTTCTCGACATACCGGTAAACGGCGGCGAACCAGACCTGGAAGTCCTTGTTCTCGAACGCCTTCACGCGGGAGCGGTTCTTTCCTGCTATCACGCTGTAAATGGCCTTGCCCAGCGTGGGGCCCAGGGTGGCGGCGTAATAGTTCTCATCCGCTTCCTTGTGGATGATAGGTTTCTCCGCGGCCTTTTTGGCTTCGCTCATTTCCCCGAAGTTCCGGACGTTTTGGCTAAGTGCGATAACCTGGTGGTCCTTGGCTTCCAGTTTGGTCTCAGGCATGGATTAGGACCTCCTCGGTCAGGCACCAGGTTTCCCCGTGGTCCACAGCCACGATTAGGGAACGGCCCAGCCAGTCGGCCACCGTCTCCAATCGGACGGCCACGGTGGTCTTATGCAGGAAGCCCGGGCACTTGGCAGGCTTGCGGTCTAGGTCAGGCATCTTCGGCTCCTTTTGAAGTTTTACTGCTGATCTTCCAGCCACTCGTCGTATGGCTGAACCGTCATCGACACCAGCTTACCCGGATTGGCCGGGTTGACGTATTTCATTTCGGTGGCGGCGATATCGCCGTATAAACCCTTGCCGGCCGCCTTGAGGCTTTCGGGTAGCAGGTCCTGGAACGGCTTAGGGCGCAGGGTGTACATGCACCGCCCGTTCGGGTGGCAATTTCCGTAGAGCAGGCGGTCGGCATCTTCCTGCCCGTACTCGTCCACGATCTCGTCGTAGGTCATGCCGTCCCGATCGGCGCATTCATCGCAGACCCGGATAAAGCCAGGCGCAGCCGTCCAGACCCGGTCGGCCATGGTGCTCTTGTTATCGCTGAAAATCCTTTCCCGCATGGAATTGGTCATCCGCATGGCTTCGGACCTGGCGACAAGCAGGGCGCGGTAAACGGTCCGGCTTGCCCGCGGGCGGGTGACCAGCTTGGCGTCTTCCGGGATGCCTACGTTCTTCCGCATGGCCCGGGCGATATCCTGCGTGCTATCCCCGGACATGATGCCGTCGGTGAGGGCCTGCTGGAGCTGGCGGGCCATGGTGTCCGAAATGTGGCCGATGCGATCGCTGAACATCTGGCCCTTCCATGGGGCGGCGATGAAGGCCTTGAGCACGTCATTGGTGGGAAGGTTCCATCGCAGGTCCACGGTCGGCGGAAAACCCTGGTCCACGGCCCAGCTGGTCAGCTGATAGCTGTCCTTCCCGAACTGGTTAAGGTCTTCCACCAGGTTGGTGGCGATCTGCTTGTTGAGACCGTCCAGGTGCGTGGAAATCATCTCCAGGCTCTGTTGGTCCAGCTGGAGAGCCCGCCACCGGCTCCGGGTGATGTCGTCGCTGTCGAGGAACGGGCCGTTCAGCCAGAGAAGGTCCTTGATCAGGATATTGAGCCGGGTCTTGTAGGTATTCAACAGGGCGGCCGTGATGTCGTCTTCCTTGGCCAGGAGCGCTTGCTGGACCTTTTCCTCCAGCTTACGGATGACCTCGACCTGGTCAGCCATTAAAGGTGTTCACCATGGAGATGGGCGGCCGTCCGGTCATCGGCTGACAGGCTGGAGGGGATCCCGCTCGACCCGGCGGGTCCTGGACCCGTAGCCGATGCGCCCACGGGTGCCGGTGTTGGAGCCACCACAGGTTTGCCTGCTTCCGGCTGGTCCATTCCCATGCCAGCAGTTGACCCGGTCGGGCTTCCGTCCTCGAGGCTCTTGGTGATCCCCGTGGTGATTTCCACCAGCCGGTTCTGCATTTCCTTGTCCCAGCCGTAGTTCGTGACGCCTTCCAGCTTGGCGATCATTTCATCCACCCGCTTTTTCGTGAAGGTGTTCCGGTCCAGCTCGGTATAGAGCCGGTCGATCTTCTTGTTGACGTCCTCGGGCGCGATCTCCTCCCAGCTCACCTCGACCTGCTCCGGATCGTAGGTGATGGCGTTGGATGTCGCAAGGTAGTCGATGATCCGCATGATGAGGCTTTCCAACTTCCGGCGCCTGGCCTGGAAGGCCTTTACCGATGGCTCGGTCGATGTGATGGCGTTGGCCCGGCTGCCACTGGAGCTGGCACCCAGGTACTCCTTGGGAAGGTTCGTGGACACGGCCACGATGGTCAGGAGCATCTCGAACACTTCATCCTTCCCGCTCCCGCCGGTCTGGTTTGCCAGTGGTTTCCATTCGATCGTCTCGTTATGGGCCCGGGTGGAACCTGGGGGTGGCATTGCGGCTTCATCGTTGGTGAGGAAGCTGTCGATCTGGTCCTGGTCGGCCCCAGTCATCTTCACGTCCCAGACAAAGGCCGCTTCCACGATGGACCGCAAAACCTTGTACCGGATGTAGTCCTCGAACAGCTGGAGGACCGCCAGGCAGGAAAGCAGGTCGGATCGTCCGCGCTTCTCATTCTCTTGGACGTTGACCTTGATGTGCATGATGTTATCCGGTGGTATGGTTTCGTATATCCACTCAGACAACGGGACGGTCTCACCGCGGGCGCCAGTGCCGAAAATTTGCATCTGGGTCTGGTACATCAGCTTGAGGCCGAGGACCTGGCGGATATCCCTGGGCTGGGTGATGATTTCGTAAACATGGCCAGGATCGATACTGTGGACGGTGGGGTTGCCGATCTGGTTTCGGTAGAACTCCACGAATAGCTCCCCGTTGATGCCCAGCATCAAGCACCAGGTCCGGAGGGTCTCCACGAAGTCCTCGGTCTTGAAAAAGTCCTTTACCAGTTTATCCAGCTGGTCATTGTTGTTGATGATGACCGTGGGGCCATTGCCCACGATAAAGCTGGTCTTGATATCCACGGCCGCCTTGGCCAGCGGGTTGTAGTTGTAGCAGTGGGCCGCCCGGGCCAGCATGTACCACTGGTCGGGGATATACAGCTGGCGGGTGAAGCTCGATGGCGGGTAGGGGAAGTATTTCCCGCCGTAGCTCATCCCCTCAACCGGAACGTTGCCCTGGTAGTTCACGTCCGGCTCGATGTTTGATTCCCTCAGCTCGGCCCGGAACGCCTCGCCTTTTTTCATGTACTCGGCGACTTCAGTCAGCTTAACCGGGGTTGGCCTCCACTCGGTCTCCCGAAGCTCGGCGGGTTTGGCTGGCGCGTCTCCGTTGGCCGGGACCTCGGGGATGGCCACCAGGCCCTTCTCCAGCCAGATGAGCTGGGACAGTTTCCCGGGATGCGTCTTCCGGGGGTTCATCAGGTCGGGCATGTCGAAGTTCCGGGGCTTCATCTCGGCGTCGAACAGCTCCACCAACCGGCTCTTGTGCCTGGGGAGTTTGGCCACGGACTCGAACGGGTTGTCGGCATAGCCGGGGGTCATGACCTTGGTGTAAAAGCTGCCGACCTTTTTTTGAATCTTCCGGCCTTCGTCGTTCATCTCGCGCTGGACGGCATGGCGCAGTTTCCGTGGGAACTTGAACCTCCCGGCTTTGACCATTTCCAGGAACTGCTTCAAGGCGGGTGATTTCTTCGGGCGGGGTTTCTTGCGGGCTTTCGGCTTGGGTTTCGTCTTGGTCTGGGTCATCGCCACTCCTTTTTCATCAGGTCCCGGATGTTTGGCGGGATCAGGATTCCGCTCGACTGTTTCGCTGGAGTTTCCCCGGCGGCGTATCCGCCCGCCAGGACGTCGTAGTTAAACGCGTGCCGGAAATCGGTCCGCTTGGTCGCCACTAATTCCACCCAGCGGGCCGTAGTGGCGCCGGTCTTTTCATTTTTCTCAAGTACCCGCACGAGATTGGAACATTCGTTCGCAAAGTCCTCAACCATTCCAGTTCTTGCAGGTAGGCCAAGCAGCGAGTCCCGGAGGATACGGTGGGAAGCATCGAGGGACTGGGTCCGGTCCACGGTAACGGTTCGGTCTTCGTCCTTCCAGTCATAGGGCCCCTTCCGGTTGTCCTGATAATAACACAGCCACCCTTTTCCACGAAAGGCCTTGGCCATCTTCATCGCCCCTTCCTTGTCCGGCTGGGCGTCAATGACCCACCGCTTTACGTCGAATCGGCGGAGCGGTTCGTACATGTCGTCCAGGCTGGTATATACCCCCAGATGCACGATGTCCCGCAACCGGTCGGTCCCTGGCCTGGAAATGACCAGGCGGTGGCCGTCCACCGGGTTCACGTCGATGCCGGCGGAACAGCCCGTGGCCATGGTGGGCATGGGGAATAGGCCGCACATTTTCAGGACATGTTCGGGCGTCACCCGGGTCTGGGTGTCGGTCCAGGCCAGGCCCAATGTGCGGTTGTAGAAGTTCTGGGTAAAGACTGACCGGCGGGAGTCCGTGAATATTTTCAGGATATCGGCGTTCTTGGCGAACAGGCGGGAGACCTGGTACCCGGACCTGGGACGGCCCGGGTGGAATGGCACCCACTCGCCCGCGGTCACGTCCACCGGCTTCCGGCACTTCTGGCAGGCCAGGAAGCCCTGCTCCACCCAGGCGGGGTCGAATTTGTTGTCCAGCAGGTAGAAATTGCGCCGGTTACAGTGGGGGCACTTCATTCCCCAGTATTTCATGTCGCTGTCCTTGAACAGGGCGTCGATCCCGGTGTCGGGGAAGGTGGGATTGCCCAGGCGCCATTTTATCTTGTGCTCGGACGCCGCCACCCGCTGTTCGGCGATGTCCACGTCCTCCGGGTTCATCAAGTCGTATTCATCAAAGGCCACGATATCGGCCGCCGTGGATTCCTTCTGGGTTTTTCCCTTCATGCCGAAGAAATAGACTTGGGCCAGGCCGACGTTCTTGAGCGTGGCATTGTTGGTTTTCTTCACGTATTTTTCGACGTCCGGGTTCCGGTCAATCATGGGGTCAACCCGGCCCTGGACGAAGGTGTACATGGCGCCATCGTCTGGGAAGTAATAAATCCCGGTGAACCCGCGGGTGGTGGCGGCGTGCAGGACCTTCTGGACAAAAGTCATGGAAACCCGGGTCTGGGCTGACTTTTTTACCGCGATGTCCTCGGCTTCATCCTCGTAGATGTCTTTCAGGTAGGGGGTGGCTGTAACGTCAAAGGGGTTTTTATCGACTGTCTTAATGTGCTCCGTCGCCCACAGCAGGCAGCTTGCCCGTTCGTAGGGTTGTCTTTGCGTCGGAGAAAGCCTTTGCCATAATTTTAATAGTTCTTCCGTCGACGGTATCTTCGATTTGGACGCCGAGTGTGATATCACGTAAACCCCTTACCAGTTCCTCGTTCGTCTGGTCCAGCTGGAGCGATGAGTCCACCAGGGCGGCGCCCTTCTCGATAATTTCCGCCGCCTCTTTGACGCTTTTAACCTTCAGCTTCAGATTGCCCTTCTCGTCCTTCTGGGTCAGGGCGTTCCCGCCTATGGCCATCAGTCCTTCGCCCAGGGCCATCTTTTTCTCGATCTGTTTGGCCCGCTTTTCAATGTTCCGGTTGAGGGCTATCTCCTGGCTTTTCCGTAGGGCTACCGTGCGCTTCTCGTCCCAGTTTTTGGACCGTTTAGACCAGGCCGATTGGCTCTTTAAACCTTTCGCCCGGAAGAAATCGGTGCGGTCAGCGTACTCGGTTTGCTTGGAATTGACATACTCGACCTCCCACTCCACCCATGGGTGCGTTTTACCGGATGGCAAGTTCAGCCTTCTTGCCTGTGAACTGCTCCCACCGGTCGATGATGACCTGGCAATAAACGGGATCGATCTCCATGATTATAAGAGTCCCATTTGGTCGGGTTCGTAATTCAAAGCCAGGTTATCGGCGTTTCTCTCTTCTTCCTTGAACTTGAAACCTTTAGGCGCAAACGCAGCCAAATCGGTTTTTATATAAA